GTTTTATTTTAGAATTATTAAATTAGATTACATATAAGAATTTTCACTAAAAACTCACTAAAGAGGATACAAATGTCAGATGAAAAAGTAACTCAAACTCCTGAAGAAACACAGGCTAACAATCCTAGCACACAAGCTACTGAAAAAAATGTTCCCTATGATAGATTTCAAGAGGTAGTTCAAGCAAAGAATGATATGGCTAAAGATATGGGTAAGCTACAAGCACAGATTGATAAAATGAATCAAACATCTAAGCAACAAGCAGAAGCTAAATTAGTAGAAGATGGTAAGCTAAAAGAGGCTTTGAATATTGTTACTAAAGAAAGAGATGATTTTAAATCTCAGGCTGATAAATGGAATACTTACCAAACTGATAAAAGAGATTCATTAATGTCTAAGCTAACTACTGATGATGATAAATCAATAGCAGAAGGTTTGAGTGATTTAAATAAACTAGAAACTTATGTTAATAAGGTTACTAATGTCAATGCACCATCAACTTCAACTGCTAGGGCCACTACAGGTTCTGCAAATGATATGGGTGGTTATTCTTCTTGGGAAGAATTTGCTATGAAAGATCCTAAAGGTGCTGAAAAAGCAATAGCAGAAGACACTACTAACTTTATTAAATAAAATACTCAAAATGAAGGCTTTAATAGCAGTTGAAAGAGTATTAAAAATTTAGGAGTCAGTAATGGCTAACACAGATGTAGGTGTTGCAGCAGGTGGATTAGGTAAAACCATAGCAGCAGCAATCGTTCAATTTAATAAAGCAGCAGTAACTCCTGTTACTATTTCAATGGCTGCAGCAGTTAAAGGATCAAACACAGTTCAATTTCCTGTTTATTCTAAACTAGCTGTTTCAGCAGTAACAAATGAAGCAACAGGTGATGAAGATACTGAAGTAGCAGCAACAAGTATTACAACTGCAGCTACAAGTGTTGAAGTATTAAGAAACCACATTAATGCAAGAGTAACTGATTTAGCAGCTTATGGTAATTCAGATGCTTTAATGGTTAATGCAGGACAAGTTTTAGGTAATGCAGTAGCAGCAGAATTTGATGCAAATATTTGTGCAAGATTTGATGCTTTTGCAACATCTAAAGGTACTTCAACTGAAGGTTTAAGATGGACTGATATAATGGATGCAGTAGCTTCATTAGAAACTAATGATGCACCTCGTCCTTATAGTGCAGTATTACACCCACAGCAAATGTATGGTTCATTTGGTTTATCTAATGAATTAGGACAAGTTGCAGCAGTTAATGGTAGTAATGGTGCTTTTGGTGCAGGTTCATCTACTTCAGAAGATTTTTTACAAGCAGGTTTTGTAACATCACTTGCAGGTATTAATTTCTATACATCTCCACAAGTAATTGATGGTTCAGACTCAACTGAAAAGAAAGGTGCTATATATGCAAAAACAGCACTAGGTTGTGGCTACATTGATTTTGGTGGTGGTAGCTTTATAGAAATGAGAACTGAAAGAAATGAATTAGGTGCTTCTACTAATTTAGTAGCCAATGGATATTGGGCTTCTGCTGAATTGGTTGATCTGCACGGTGTTGAAATTTTTACAGAAATTTCATAATAGTAAGTTGTCAAAATGTTTATGGTGGGCAGTCGGATTGCTCACCATAGACTATTAACTATGAAGAATAAAAAAGATATAGGAAATCTAAATAACAAAGAGTTTGGTGTAGAACTTGATCCAAACAATGATATGAAATTAGTTAATGATGACAACAAAGGACAACAGGCTTACTATAAAAATTCCAAGATGAAATATACAGATTATATTAGTGAGGTAGGACACAGAATTAATCAAGGTAAGAAAGGCAAAGGAACAAGTAACTTGGGTTCATTTGCAGGATTTGGAAAAGGAACTTTAAAGAAACCATACAAGGAGTAAAATGGCTAAAGAAAAAAAAGATTCAAAGACAGAATCAAAAAAAGTAGAAAAAAAGAAACCATCAGGTGAATTTAAAATAACTAAACCTAATGGGAAAGTTATATACAGAAAAGCATTAGGCAGTTATGTAAGTGTATATGAATCTAAAGGTTGTAAAGTAGAGGAGGTGTAATATGGGTAATACAATAAGTCCTTATACTGTTATAGATGTTACTCCTACATTAGATACAAGTGAATATGCTTCAGGTGATGTGCTGTTTGATAAAGTAGAAATACCAAATGCAGTATTAGGTAATGGTGGGTGTTCTAAATTAATGGGCTTAACTATATCAAGCAAAAGAGCAGCAGATACAGATATTATAGTTTATTTAATGACAAATAATCAAACAGTAGGCACAGCTAATGCTGCAGTAAATATATCAGCATCAAATGGTGCAGCAGCAGGATTTTTAGGTTGGGTAAACACAGCAGTAGGTGGTGCAGATTTAGGTAATTTTGTTTTAATTCAAGCACCAACTAATGATGAAGATAACCACAATATACCTATGTTACTTCAAGCTGCAAGTGATTCTTCATCTGTTTATTTCTTTGCTTCAACTACAACAGTTCAAACTTATGCAGCAGATGATTTGACATTTAGGTTTCACATACAGTATAAATAAATGTCTTTAATAGATGATATTAAAAAGCACGAAGGATTCAGTTCTACCGTGTATAAATGCACAGCAGGTTATGATACTATAGGTTATGGTAAGAGGATCAAGTATCTTAAAGTAACTGAAGAACAAGCTGAAGAATGGTTAGTAGAAGATTTAAATAACCTTAAATATATGCTCTCTGATAAATACGAGTGGTTTCTACCTGCACCTACAGAAGTAAAAAGAATAGTAACTAATATGGCTTACCAACTAGGTGTAAATGCCTTTAGTAAATTCCGTAAAACAATTCATTTTATATCAAAGAAAAAATATAAGTTAGCTGCAGATGAAATGCTAGATAGTAAGTGGGCAAGAACTGATACACCAAGACGGGCAAAAGAATTAAGTGATAGAATGGCTAAAGTGGAATAATATATGTTTTGTAAACATTGTCATAGTTCAAAACTTACTAAAGCAGGTTTTGACAATGACAGACAAAGATGGGAATGTGGTATATGTGGGCATAAGTCCGTTTTTGTAATAGAAAATCTTGAGTTGATCCAAGAGAATGTAAGACTAGCTAAACAAAAGCAATCAGCACAAGATATAAACAGAATAGAAAGAAAGTCATTTAGAGAATATGCAAGAGTAGAAAATGCTGTTGCAGAATACAATAAGCAGTTAGTAAAGATTTTTGACAAATATAAATTATCTACTTATGTTAAAAAGCATAGTGAAGATACAAGTTGTGTAGGTGTTATACAATTTTCTGATGTTCATTTTAATGAATTAGTATCACTACCACATAACAAGTATGACTTTAAAGTAGCTTCTGCTAGATGTAAGCTGTTTGTAGATAAGGCCACTAAGTATTTTAAAGCATTTGGTATAACTAATGTATTAATGGTTCAATCAGGTGATTTACTTAATTCAGATAGAAGATTAGATGAACTTCTAAATATGGCTACAAACAGAACAAAAGCAACATTCCTAGCAGTAGATATACTACAACAAGTAATCATTCATTTAAATAGCAATTTTAATGTTTCTGTGGCTATGGTAACAGGCAATGAAAGTAGAGTTAAGAAAGATTGGAGTTGGGCAGATTCTTTAGCTTCTGATAATTATGATTACACAATATTTCAAACATTAAGATATTTATTTAAAGATACTCCCATCAACTTTATAGATGGTGATCCTACAGAAGTAGTAGTAGAAGTAGCAGGACAGAATTTATTAGTATTACACGGTAATGGTTCTATTAAAAAGACAGCAGTAGAATCTAGTGTAAATCAAATAGTAGGAAGATATAAAATGAGAGGAACTACCATAGACTATGTTATATTTGGACACATACATTCAGCTAGAGTTGGCGATAACTATGCTAGAAGTAGTAGTATGGTAGGTGCTAATGACTATTCAGAAAAAGCATTAAATCTATCAGGCAGGGCATCACAAAATTGTTATATCTTCTATGATAATGGAAATAGAGATGGAATAAAAATAGATTTACAAAACCATACAGAAGGTTATAATATTGAAGAATCACTAGAATCATATAATGCTAAAAGCCACGATAAAATACAAAGAGGAACTACTATATTTAAGGTTGTGGTGTGAAGCTAGGTGATTTATTATTACTTAAAGGCTATATAAGTGATAGGCAGTTAAAGTCTGCATTACATAAACAAGCAGATGAAGCTATAACATATAACAGATCAGTTCCTTTAGGTAAAGTATTAATTGAAATGAAATTTGTTACAATAGAAGAAGTAGCAGAAGCATTGAATGATCAATTCATTCACAAACCAAAAGAAAAAGAGGTAGAACCTATGGCTCACAAAATTGGAGAAACAACATCTTTTCAAATGGACTTAAAGTTCTTAGTAACTATTGGTGTAGTATTAGTATCAGCAGTAGGTGTTTATTTTACACTAACAGGTGCAGTAGAAGATAATACAAAAGAGATAGATAATATTAAGTCTATGGGAGATTTAAAGATTATATCTTATAAGTTAGATGAGTATGATGAAACATTTAAAGAACTAAAACAATTGAACACAACACTATCACCTTTAGCTACTGATTTAACATATATAAAAACTGAATTAGATAAACTAAAGAATAGAAAAATTGATATACCTGAAGTTGATTTATCAGGTATTGATGATTGTAAAGATAAGTTAGATGATTTAGCAGCAAAACTAGATAAGTTTGAACAAAGATTAACTAAGGTAGAAAAATCAAGCAAAGGAAGGTTCTAATGAAATATGAAAGAATTATATGTTATATGGTTGCGATTAGCAGTTTTAGCTTTGCTAATTTTTTTAGCAACTCAACTTTATATGTCAGTGGCTCAATGGGTTCACCCTATGTAAGTGGAACAGAAGTAAAAGAAGATGACTACAACTATTCTATAGGTTTAAGAAAGATAGCTTTATTCCCTTATCAAGGAAGAAGCAGATTTTATAAAGGTAGTGAATCTTCATTATCAGATAAAGCAGTAATAGGTGCAGTAAATGGTTGGGAATATCTATTTAAATACTCACAGGTTAGAAATAGAGATAATGAATTTAAAGATGGTGAATTTTGGCTTAAATGGAGTAATGATAAGTTTGTTGCTAAAGCTAAATATATGAATAAAGAAAGTAGAGATTTAGAATTTGCAGAATTAGATTTTAGATACAGGAAACACTTTTGGATAATGGATTTTACTACAGGATTTACTATTAAAGGACACCCTGTATATGGACACCCTGCTTTTGATGATTATGAAGGTGCTTGGTGGGAATTAGCTTATGAGTATGGATATACTGATTACCTAGTTCCATTAAATGATTTAAATGAGAATGGTAATATAGATGATTATTGGATATGGATAGAAACAGATGAAGAAACTCTTGATGGATATTGGACATATTATTATGAAGGTGCTGATTATTTTTGGACAGATGCTGACTCCAATGCAGTTGCTTATTCTGATGCAGAGTTTTATGAATACCATATGCCTAATGTAATTCACCAATATAATGAAGATAATAAAGAAAAAGAATATCAAGCAGAACTTTATCAGGTAATAGGATTTGATATATTAATGGGAACAAGAGAATCTAAATTATATTCACATATTTGGATTAATGTATTTCCACAATCTTATGGTTTAACAGACAAGTCCTATGAAGGTGAAGAAAACCAATATGATGTAGGCATAATGATAGGAACTGACTTAGGAGATCATATAGGATTATTTATTGAAGGAACTAAAACAAGTTTTTACGGTAGAGATGAAAAGTATATTTCTACAGGAATTAATTTAAGGTTCTAATGCTACAAGGAATATTAGCAAAAAAAGTATTAGATATGGTATTAAAGCAGATATTTAAAAAGTTTGATTTAGATAAAATTAATAAGTATGTTAATGAAGATAATGAACTTGATAAGCAAGTATCTGTTTTACAATCAAAATTAGCTATATATGGAAAGTATTTTGAACAAATGGAAGTAGATATAGCTACACTAAAAAAAGACTCACATAAACCTATTGAAGGTTTAGAAAAAAGGTTGAAAAAATTAGAAAAGAAATGAAAAATATTAATGAAGCAACATATCTTTTAAAAAAAACTTATAAAGTTTTACTTTGTATTGAAAATATACTTAATTCAAAAGAGTTAGGAAATTTAAGTAAAGACATACAAAGATTTTTAGATGAAACAAATGAATATGAAGAAATAGAACAAACACAGTTTGAACAACTAGATGAAAGGCTACAGGTAATAGAATCATTTTTAGATTCTGTCCAATCAGTAGCTTCTGAAAAAAAACAATTATCTTAACTAAGGAGAAAAAACAATGATGAACTTTTTAACAACAAATTGGGAATGGGTATTATTAGCTTTATATGTAGTAGAAAAAGCTATAAAATTATCACCAACTAAAGCAGATGATATGGTATGGGATATGATACTAAAACCTATAATGGATAAAGTTAGAGGAAAGTAGTGAAACTAGCTGAAATTGTAAAGTATATTACTAACCTTTTTGAAAAGAAAAGAAAGAATCCAATACAACTAGAACGGGATAGTAATTTGGAATCTAAACTTAAATTCTTAAAGGTTAGTAATAAAGCTACACCAATACAAATTTCAGAAGATACAGTAAATATAGAAGGATCATTAAATGTAAATGGTAGTGCAGTTCAAACAGGTGATGATGTAGGAACTATTACTTCTTTAAATAATGCAACTGAAAACGAACTTGTTACAGTTGGTGCTACCACAACAGAACTAGATGCAGAAGCTAATTTAACTTTTGATGGAACAGGATTAAAGATAGGTGAAGTTGCAGCAGCTTCTTCAAATACAGCAGGATATGGACAAATATGGGTTGATGATGCAGCACCTAATGAACTAGCATTTACAGATGATTTAGGAACAGATATAGTTGGGATAGGTAAATACCATTATGATATAAAGTTTATAGGGTATAATGCAGCACAAGCATCATCATATCTACCAATAACAGGATATATATTTGAAAGAACATCTACAACTAACTATAATGAATCAGTTGGGTTTATTGCACCTTATAATGGAACAATAGAAAAATTTTGTTTTAGAAGTGAAATAGCACAAGATGGAAATTTTAGATTGGTTTTGAAAGAATCATCAGATGCTACAGAAGTTCCTGCATCTGTTGTTTACAGAAAAGATGAAAGTTATGACATTGCAGATGATACATATTTAGAATTAGACTTAACAAGTCCCGGTATTGGTAGTGATTATATGCCTATTTCAAAAGGAAAAATTTATGCTTTTGAACTAACAACACCATCAAATAGTCAAGATACAAATATTACAATAGTTTTCAAGTGGAATGTAATAAGTTGATAATAAATGTTTAAAAAAATAAATATTATATTATATTATAAAAGTAAATATGAAAGAAATATATGAGTTTAACAGGCAAATCACCATCAGCTACCTATAAAGATTTACTTAAAGTAGATAACAATAATAGTGGTATTGATAGCACAGCTAGAATAATAGAATCAGGTGATGGTTCTGATACTGCCTTATCATTATCTGATAGAGCATTAAAAGTTCAATCAACAACAGACAACACAGCTGCTTTTAATGTTGCTAATTCAGGTGGAACAACTAAGTTTAATGTTGATACTACCAACAATCAAGTTAAAGCATTAGGACATCATATTAATACACAATATGCTGACTTTGGTATAGCTTCAACTATATCTGCTAATTATGCAGCGAACACACATTACCCTATACCATTTTCTGCTAACAATCAGGCATTAGCTAACCAAGATGATATAACATTTGGAACAAGCACTGATCCTGCAACTACTTTTACAACAGCAGATGGTGCTTCAACAGATGCTTCTTTATTAGTTCCAATGCTATGGTATGTTCCTGATGCAATATCAATAGATGCAGTATATGGGATTGAAGCAGGAAGTAATGCTTCAGGTGATACAACTCGTATGCACTTAATGTCTTATACATTTACATCAGGTAGCACATCAGCATTAACAAGTGGAACATTATTAGCACATAATTCAGATGTAACTAATGCAGGTAGTGAACAGGCATATTTAACAGAATTTACTGTAGATAGTGCAAGTGTAGCAGCAGGTAAAGTAATATTAGCATTTTTCAGAAGTGATGGTGTTAATTCAGATTATTCAGTAAATATAAAAGTTAAATATCATTTAACATAACAGGAGAAAATTTTTTATGGCTTATAGAAACACAACAACAAATAGACAAAGAACACCTATATCAAGAGCAGGAGTTAAGTCAGCAAATGTATCATTAGAAGTTAAATCTCCTGATGGTGATTATATGTGTCAAACACCTAAATCTTATACAGAAAAATCTAGTATTATACAGGAAGTAAATGATTCAGATGGTTTTTTAACATTAGCTTCATTTAGTAAAAATGCAGCAGCACTAACTTTACATAATGCGAAAGTAATTGTAGTTAAAAATGTAAGTAATATAGCAGCTGAAATTGCTATGACAACTATTGATTTTAGAAATGATAGTGGTGGAACAACTACTGATGTTCAAAATTCAGTAGATATGAATGAAGAAGATTCTACAGGTGAAGAAACTGTAAGAAGAACTTGGAGTATGATTTTACCTGCAGGTGATTTTATGTATTTACCCACTAGCAGAATAATAGAATATTCACCATTAAACACATCATTAAGTAATACTTTAGAATCAGCAGGTAATGCACCTGCAGGGTATATAGCTATAGAACCTAAAGATATTAATAGTGGTAATGAATATGTAGATATGCACTTATTTGCAGGTTCTACTTATAATTCAGGTGCAGATATACAAATAGCTGAAGATGTAGCAATAGCTGAAACAGATATAACTGTTGATGATGGTGATTGGTTTGAAGCAGGTGATTTAATTATGATCAATTCAGAAGTAATGCAAGTAGAATCTATATCAGGTGCTGTATTAACTGTTACAAGAGGTTTATTAGGTTCAACAGAAGCTGCACATTCAGATGATGATGATTTGAGATTTTTCTTTGGTAATGAACACTTACCCTTTGATAATGGTAAATGTATGACTTCACAGACAGGACAATTTTCACAAAAAGGTGCATTTTTTGGATATGCTAGAAGTGCAGATAGAGTAGTTAAAGGTGTAGTAGTAGGTAGTGTTTGTATAGGGCCATTCTACACTAGAGGTGGATATTTAGATTGGGGATTACAAAATATTAAAGCTAGTGATAAAACAGGTTTAGCAGCTTCAACTGCTTATGCTATAACATTTGTGATTGATGAATATAATGCAGGTGGTATTGATTCTACAACAACAGAACAAATAGTAACATTTACTACAGATGCTTCTGATACTACATTTGCAGGTTCAGGTAATGCAGTTTTACCTAAAATACAGGCTGCACTAGATGCTTTTTTTTATGATGAATCATCAGGTTTAAAGAATAAAAAAGTTCATATAGGATTACATAATGGAGATGTAAGGGTAACATCTATGTCTAATCATTCTGAAACTAGAGTAGGTATATCTAAATCAACAAGTGGAACTACACCGTTTGATTTGGGTAGATTTCCAACAATGTCATCTAATGTTCCTGACTTACAAGGTACACCACACGGTGGAGGAACAACTGATACAATAGTATATGGCCCTGCTTCATCATTAGAACTAGAAACTATAGATGATATTGCAACAGGTAAAACTATTTTAAATAAAGGTGCATTTTTATTAGATGATGGTAATGGAAACCTAAGACATAATGATAGTGTGGTAGGTAGCATTGATTACACTAAAGGGCATATCCAATTTAATCATTTACCTAATGCTGAGTTTAAAGTTTATGCTGAATCTTTATCAGCACATTCAGGAGGTTGTAATTTTAACAACAATGCACAAAATACTTTAGTTAATGTTTCAGGTAGAAGTTTAAACCCAAAAGAAAACAGCAAATTAGAACTAATATTATTAGGATAGAATATGGCTTATAATAAAAGAACAGCAAAGAAAAAAGTAAACACTAAGAATCAAAAGTTAAATCGTTATAAAAAAATAGCTAATAGGAGAAAGAAATAAATGGCTACAAATTTTAAATATGCAAGTCAATCAGATTTAACTAAATACTTTAATAGAGTATCTGATTTTGATAGTAAGGTGCAAATATTTCCAACTTTAACATCAGGCAATCTTCACCTATTTAGAGATAGTGGGTATGTAGATACTTTGTTTGTTAATAGTGAAGAACTTGCAGCAGCACAATCAACATCAGGTGCAGTTGATAGCAATGGAGAATGGTTTTATAATAGTGCTACAAATCAAGTAGAATATTATAATAGCAATTATTCTTCAACTACTATTAATGAACAAGTGTTTGAAGCAGGGCAAGATTTTAGTTCATTTTTAGATCAAACTTTAGTTGATGCTAGTTTAGAATTACATAATTATTTAGATGCTAGATATTCAACACCATTAGAAAAGCAAAAGCAAATAGATATTGATACTGCTATTAATTCTGCTACTGCTGAATATGATCCTATTATAATTAAATCTGTATGTTATATAGCTACTGCTAATTTAATAAGAGCAAAAGAAGGTGCAAGTGAAGAAGCTGATTATTATTATAGTTTAGTTACCAATCCTGAGAGAACAGGTTTAATAGATAAATTAAATGATGGTTTATATAAACTATCACACGAAGTAGATGATAAAGATAAGAATGGTAAAATAGCATATAGAGTTGATTCTAATGGTTCTATGGATTTAGTAGAACTAGCAGGAACTTATACAGGTGAACATTATGACAGATTAAAAATAGCTATTAGCACAGGTGGTAATTATGGAACAGCAAAATTTACGGTAAGCTATTTAGCAAATGATCAATTAGAAGGTGCAACTACTACTGCTGAAACAATAACAGGTGGACTACAGCATATTTATTCAGGTTTATATGGTAGATTTACAGGCAGTTCTGCACATACTTCTGACTATTGGATAGTTGAGGTATATGGTGGACACAGGAAACAAACAAATAAGAGCAATAGCACTATAGAAATGATTAGATAATGGCTGTAACCTATACAAATAATTGGAAGAATATTTTAACAGCTTTAAAAAGCAAAATTAGAGCTGAGATGAAATGTCCTGTATATAGTGATTGGGAACAAGAAATTAAATCTAATCAGTTTGTAAAGATAGTTCCAACAGGATCAAGTCAATTAGATAAAGCTACCTTTATGGAAGTTAGAAGTTTTGAAATGGATTGTCAGTATTTTTTTGTAAAAAGAAAAGATAATAAGTTTCAAGATTATGTATTAAACCAAGTGAGTATATTAGAAGCATTAATACACGATAATATAACATTAACATTAGCTGATAATACAAAAGCTATTGATGTAACACTTGGTGATTTAGATTTTAATGTGGAAGTTGATAATTATGAAGATTATATGGTAGCACAATGGACTTTGACTTGCACACATTTTGGAAATACAGCTTAGGAGATAAATGAAAGTTAAAGCGATATTAGACAAATTTAGTAGGTTACAAGCACAAGCTATACCTACCACTACAAAAATCAGAAAGGCTTTAGAAAAAGGCAAGTCTGTTGAAATAAATGATGTTCTAGCAAATAAATTAATAGGGTGGAACATTGTGAAAAAAGTTACAAATAAAATAAAGAAAAAAAAAGAAGGAGATAAATAATGGCTATAAGTCAAACAGTTATCCCTATTAGTGATGTTAAGCTAGGAATTAAAGGTGAAACAACTTTTGGAACAGGCATAGATAGTTCAGGTGCAGACGGAACAGCATACAGACAACTGCCTGTGATTCAAGCACAAAAACCTACATTTAATATAACTAGGGAATCAAGGTTATTATCAGGTAGAGGAACAGTTAAAAATGCAGCAGACACAGTAATAACTGCTAAAGGTGGAACTGTTACTTGTCCATTTGAATTTCTTGCTACACCTGAGTTAATGTTACAGCATTTACTTATGGTAACTCAAACATACAATGCAGATGGTTCTGATGTTTATACAGTAGAAATTGATGGTTCTAATAATAATACAAGTATAGGTGGAACAATATCAAGTGGTTTACCACATACAGTTAATTTAGCATACTATCCTAAAGCAGCAGAAGGAATTAAGATTGCAGGTTGTGTTGTTTCAGATTTATCCATAACAGGTGATGTAACTGCTAATGGTGGAAATTTGAGCTTAGGTGGAAATTACTTTTCAGGATTTGCTAATCCAATAAGCACAGGAACTGTTTTAGAGCAAACATTTGATGGAACTTGGGTTGAACCTGATGCAGGTGTGTTTTTTAATATGGGTTCTTTAAGCACAAAACAACTTGAAGTAGATGGTGCAAACCAAGATATGATTATTAAATCATTTAATCTTAATATTGCTAATGGTGTAAATAGAGTTGGTATGAATACTAATGGTGATGCTGAAGCATATGCTTTTCCTGAATATGTAGCATCAGGTGATATAACAATTAAATATGATGATGAATTTAGTTTATCAGCAGATGACAATGTTGTTCAATCATTTTTAGATGGTAATACTTGCACATTAGCACTTAAATTTGGTGATGGAACTGTATCATCTGTAAGTGAAATGAATATACTTGCAGAAGTTCAATTTACAGGTGATCCTACTCAAGACATATCAGAGAATGGAATATTTTGGACTATTCCTTTTGAGTGTGTTCAAAATTCATCAACAGAAGCATTAAAAATATCATTGTTTAGTGATACAGCAGTTGCTGCTATGTAAGAATTAAATAAGAGGTAGAAATGAGTAAAGTTAAGGTAAAGGGAGAAGGGTTTAAAACCTTTGAATGTGAATTAAAGGATTTAAATCTTACTGAGAGAGCAGAAATAAATGATCTAATATTTGATACAGAAGCTAAAAAGAATTTTAGTTTTTGGTTAGATATTATTAAACGAGGAACTAGCTTATCAGATGATGAACTTAATAAATTTTCCAATGAGGAAATATACGGATTAGGTGCTAGTGTCATTGTTGAAATGAATAAAAAAAAATAGATGAAATACTTTTTTATGTAAATGTATGGATTTCTATCAAAGGAATAAACGGAACAGGTAATAATGGTTTTAAATATCCTTACGAAGCTATATCGCCTGTAGATGGAACAAAAAAAACATTTATTTCAATAGATGATGTATATGGAGAACTATTGAATTGCTATGCAGAATTAAAAGATAAAGGTGTTAAAAATATTTCAGAAACTATTTATGTTGAACATTTTTACTTTGCAAATACTTTTGAATTAATAGATAAAGATATACAACAAAGAATTAAAGAGTATAATTTCTGCAAAGCTTTTTCAGTTCCTCCCTATCCATCACTAAATGAAACACCTGCTAAAGTAGTAGATGATTTTTTAGAGATAGAACATATAATGTTAAATATAAAGAAAGAAAAAAATGTCAGTTAATAAGCATATAATAGATGTAAGGGCAACAGGTGCTAAGAAAGCTAAAAAAGAAATACAAGGTGTCAGTAATGGTTTAAGAAGTATGGCTAAATCTGCTGCTGCTGCAGCAGGTGCTTATTTTGGTGCAAGAGCATTATTAGGTGCTGTTAATGCTTCAATAGATGCTTTTAAAGAACAAGAATTATCAGAAAAGAAATTAGAAGCTGCATTAGGTAAAACTTCACAGGCATTACTAAATCAGGCTTCAGCATTACAAAGAGTTACTATGTTTGGTGATGAAGCTATTATAACTGCACAGGCATTGATTGGTTCTTTTGTTAGAGATGAAGAAGCTATTTCATTAGCAACAGAAGCTACTTTAGATTTAGCTGCAGCCAAAGGTATGGATTTAACTGCTGCTGCTGATCTAGTATCTAAAACATTAGGTTCATCTACAAATGCACTATCTAGGTATGGTATTGAAGTTACAGGTGCAGTTGGTTCTACAGAAAGATTAAATTCATTAACTGAAAATATAGCAAATGTATTTGGTGGACAGGCTGCAGCACAAGCTGAAACATTAACAGGTGCAATGGTTCAACTTAATAATGCTTTTGGTGATTTACAAGAAACATTAGTAACAGATTTTGCACCAAATATAGAAAGCACAGCAGACACATTATCATTTTTTATTGAATCATTAACAACAAAATTAAAATTAAATCAAATAGAAACACAAAAAACTACAGAAGCATATAGATTAATGGGTGCATCTGCAAAGCTACAGTTAGAAATAGCTAATGAAGCATTGTTGTTAAATATGATAGAATTAGAAAAAAATCCTAGTATATTAAGAAAAATATGGAGAGAGTGGGACACATTTGGGTTAGTTGTTCAAACCCTACCTCCACAATTAAATTTTGTAGTAAAAGCATTAGAATCACTTGGAATAATAGATAAATTTACAGAATCATTACCTGACTTTAGAGAAAAGTGGGAAGAAGTCGGTGAAGAATTTGGTATTGATGAACAAAAATTAATTGAATTAAATATACAATTAGAAGAATCAAGAGCTAAAATTGCTGAATTACAAGCACAAATGGCTGCAGGTGGTGAAGATGGTGAAGATGGTGATCCTATAGTTTCAGGCTTTGAAGCTTATGAAGAAACTATGAATAAAAAGTTTGCATTAATGCAAGAAGAACAAGCACAAAATGAAATTAATCAAGAATTTATGGCCCAATTTATTGCAGATAATGAAGATGTTGCAAAGGCACTTGGATTAGTAACTGATGCAACAAAAAATAAAATAGCTATAGAAAAAGAAGGTGCTGCAAATTTTAAAACTAATTTAGAAAAAGCAGCTAGAGAATCTAAAGCATTTCAAAAACTTAATAAGGCATTGAAAATAAAAGATGTATTAATTAATATTCCACCTACAGTTAGAGATGCTTATGCTGCAGGTATGAAAACAGGTGGCCCTGCTGCACCTGTAATTGCTGCAGCTTATGCTGCTACTGCTTTTGCTGCACAAATGGCTCAGTTGCAACAAATTAAAAAAGCACAATATGGTGCTGACTTTGTAACTGATGGCCCTCAAATGATGATGGTTGGAGAAGGTTCAGGCCCTGAAAGAGTGCAAGTAACACCATTGGCTGATCCTAATATTGAAGGCCCTCAAGGACAAGGTATTACCTTAAATATATCAGGGAATGTATTACACGAATCATTTGTTGAAGATAACATAATACCACAGATTAGAGAAGGTTTACGACTTGGCGAGAATATGGGTGTGTAATGCTGACTATATCCAAATTCTTTAAACAAGACATTGTAAATACTAATCAAACTTTAAAGCCTGTATTAATAATAACCAATCCTAATACAGATGAAATCCTATTTACACTCACATTAGATAAAGATGAATTATTAGATATAAATGGTAATTCTCTTACAACTATTAATTGCATAAGTAAGGTATCAAATGTAAGAATATCTAATGATTATGATAGCAAAAAACTAAAAATAAACAGATTAAGATGCACTATATATAACTACTATGATGTAAAGACTAAGATAACGGAATATATAAATGGTGCTATTATTAGCAAGAATATGTATTTGTTTTATAAATCACCAACTACTAATGTTATAAATATCACAGATGATATAGGTGATTATGATTGTGCTTTAGTGTATAGAGGTGAAATAAGTAGATTGGATTTTAATGATGATACTTTAAATATATCTGCTGAAGATAGAACACAAATTAAAATATCTAATAAGACAGTTCCATATATGAGCATAGATAAATTATCTACTGAAATACAAAACAATATATTACCTGAATATAAACAAAATGATGCAGTTATTCCTATGACATTTGGTGCAGTAGATAAAGCACCTGTAATGCCTTATCTAGATAACAACAATGACAGAATTATGAATATATTATTAGATGTATTTCCTACATCTTCACATTATAAAACAGCTAGAATACCAAGTTTGTTTCATAGTGGAACGGTATATAATTATCAAAATGACTATTACTTATATATTAAAAAAAGTGATGATTATATAATATTAGATCACTCACAATATTCTGTTCCATATCAAAATCAATTATATCCACAAATTAAATTATCTAGCATAAGTAGTTTTAATAACAATTATATATTACCTGAATTACAACCTGAATCTGAAAATGCTATTTTTAAACTATGGGATATGAAGGGTTTTTATCAAAGGCAGGTAGATAGTATATATGCTTCTGATGGTTCTATATTAGATGTTCCTAATTTACAATTAGAAGATATATCAGGGACAGAATTTCAAAAGCAAGAATCAATACACAACAACAATAATTATCCTAAAGTATGGTATAGAGCAAGTGATACTTTAATATCGCAGGGTAACCAACTTGACACAGGTTTAGGGTGGTATGATGAAAATACTACAAGAGGTGCAGGTAGATGGATTATATTAAAACTTGAAGAAGGTGTAGATAATTCTTCATTGAACATAATGATAAATGGTGAATGGGCAGGGAATACATTTTTAGCCTGTAATTACCATTTATCTCAAAGTGCAACTAGTCATCAACAACCTGATATTAATAATTTAACTTTACCATCAGGTGCAGATAGAACAGGTTTTTTTGTAGCACCTATTGCTTCTGAAATATGGGGTGATATAATGCCTGATGCACAAGAAACAATGACAGGGCAAAATGGAAAACAGGCTTTAGCAAATATTATTATGTCTAGAAATGAAGCAGAACTAGAAATAGCACAAAATTTAAATGTAAGTCAATTACAATCTTTAAATACACCAACAACAAACTTTTATAAAAATGCACCTATATTTTGTCTAAAAGAAGAAGCAGACAATGAAGAAAATAAATATTGGAATATTAGTGGTGATATTGCAGGAGATAATCCTGAATGGAAAAGAATCAATGGTTTATATTATGGTGATATTGGTAATCCTTCTAATCAAGTTACTGAATCATCTGCAGCACATAAAACTATAGCAGTTTTTGAGTATTTCCCACCTTATTGGAGAAACAATTATTCTTATCAACAAAGACTAAGAATGGATAATATAGGATTAGTTCATTCTGTTAAAGTAGATAATATATCAAAAGAAAAAATGTTTGCTTCAATAGTTGGTAGAAAAAACAATTTATTTACAGAACAATTAAATGAACAGGCATATTTAGATTCTTTAGAAGATTTAGATACTGATGTAGATATTCCTCTAGATTATCTAATCAATGGCCCTGATGGTTCATTGCCTGATTTTGATGCACTTTTAGATTCTTTTTATAATACTGTTTCTTCAACATTTAATACAATACTTCCTTATAATGATGCTAATGGTAATAGATTATATTATACAAATAAATCTGTAGTAGATGATTTTTTAGATACTGAAAATTGGGAAACATTATTAAGTGGTGGATTTCAACAAATGTTATCTGTAGATGATTCTCCTATATTTAACAACTATTCTTTTTTTAAAAACTTTGTATGGAAAGCTTTTTTATTACCTTGTAGATTGTTGCAACATATGAATGCTTTAGAATCAGCAGTTGCAGAAGGTTTTAGTGCTTATTATGATGAGTTTTACATAGGAATACAAACATCAGCACCAAAACAAATGTTAAACTTTAGTGAGCTTTTTGTAAAAGAAACTTGGGTTAAGTCTATAGCTAAAAATATGCTAGAATACATATATCAAACTGACATAGATTATGACGAAAATTACTTTTTAATGTGTTGGTGGGTTGATGATTTAGGTTCTATGGGGCCTTTTACATATGTAGTAGATTCTAGGGTTACAAATGTTAATATGAATAATACAATTACTAATGCTAGGCAATATAGTTGGGATAGTTTTGAAATAAATACATTTGATGAGTGGATAGATAATTTTTATGTATATATGGATGATTTATTCCAAGCTATACACACAGGATTATGCACAGAATATCAATATAGAATTAATCAAAATGAGTGGATAAACGGAACAGGCCATCCATATTGGATAAATCAATATAATGCTAATTTAAATGAATTTGCTGATTCAAATTCTTGGATATTGGGATTAGGTAGTTTAGATCAAAACAATTCAGATTTAGAAAGTATAAAAAGTGATATAAAAGCATTAGCATTACAAAATTTAAATACAGATAGTAATACTGAAGGGTTTATTACTGATGGTGTTATAGAGAAACCGTGTGATATTGTTATGAACATATTAACTAATGAAATGGAATATGCTAAATATGATTCATCTCAATTATCAGGCAGTAATATTATAGTTCCTAATTATTCTGAATATGATATGGATTCATTATTATTATCTAGAGAAGTGCATAGTAATTGGAAAATGGGTTTTTCATTAGATAAGAAAAAAGATGGTAAAAAGTTAATTGAAGAAATACTAAAAGAATCTAAATCATATCCTAGATTTAATAGTGCAGGTAAATTTGGTTTTATAAATATAAAAGATTCTTATACTTCTGATGATATAGATAAAGTTATAGATATAAATAATATTTTAAGGTATAGATTTAAGGAAACAAAAAGAGAAGATGTTATGACTTCTGCTAAAATGTTTTATAGATATGATTATGGACACAAAAAATATAGAATGGATTTGCACAAAAGCATAAATGATTATTTGCCTGAATATATGGCTACAGGATATGAACACTACCATTTAGATATAATTGATGGACACAAAGATATAAAGTTGAAATATCACACAGACACACCAACTGTTAATATGTTTATGGAACATACATTATTAAATAATTGTAATACACATAATATTGTAGAATTAACACTTCCGTTGTCTTATATGGATTTAACTGTTAATGATATTATTCACATACCATTGATAAATAATGAAAAAATATTTGACATAGATTATAGTGTGGTAGATTTTAAAAATTCACAGCCTGTTTATCCTTTATGGTTAATTATGGAAACTAATATAAGTTCTGATAGTATTAGGATTAAAGCATATCAATTACATTATCTAGGAACAGATGGAAATCACGGATTTTATGTTGAAGGTATAGGGCCTGATAATATAGTAGGAAATATGCAAGAATTTAATTCTACTTATGTTTTCACAAATGGAGAACCAATACCTAATTGGAACTATAATCCTGATGCTACTGCAGATAATGGTATTGAAATACCCTATTTTGATATGACAGGTGATGGTATAATAGATAATGATGATGGTAATGAAGTATATGAAGGTAATTATACAGATACAGAATTAGAAAAGTTAAAATATAATGCAGATGGAAGTTTAAACTCAGCAATTTCTTGGGAAACTGCTTTGCCTGAAATAGAGGAAATTATAGAGCATAATGAATAAAGAAAAAACATATACAGGTAATTTAAATATAGGGCAAAATACTATATCATTA